CCATATGCTTTTGTATTTAAAAAATTACTTGGGTCAAATTCTCTATCAATACTCGCAACGCCGTGTGGTAAATTTGAACCTACATTGTCAGGATTAGGTATAATCTCTTCATCAGGATTACTACTATTGCCTGCACCAAATCTCAGTTCTAATAAACCTTCAGGTGTAACATAAGTATAAAACCTTCTTGATGTTTTCTTTAGTTTTAATAAATATGGAGCTTTATCAGCAAACTGAGAATCTTGTGGACTTAAATCTGCTGTATTGTTAGATTCAACGAAAACCGTATCCTGTGCTAAGTAAGGAACTTCATACCAATTATTACCATCACTATCTACACAAGATATTATTTCAGTTATACCGCTTTGTGCTAATCTAATCTTATCGTATCTTTTAGCAGTTTCAAATGAAAATCTTTCTGTTTTTTGTTGGCCTGAAACAGCAGATGCACTCTTTTTAAGTAAGTAAGTAGTAGGTTCACCACCCGCACTTTCATATACACTAATATCTATTTTAGAAGCACTACCTGAATATTGAAAATTAACATCTTCTGTTAAAAAGAAATTTGTACCGTTAGTTGCTTTCATAACAGAGCCTTGTTTTATTACTAATCCGTAATTTAAATCTGCTTTGTTATTTACACCTGAACCTACTGAAGGTACCGTTTGAAAAATATCGACATCAGCTGATGCCGCAGTGATAATACTTGGTGTATATCCCATTGATTGCGCAATCTGATAAACGTTTTTAGTTTCTTCAGCATATGCTAATAAAGACTCTTTAA